GGAGCAACTGGAACTACACAGTTCACAGTAACTCACAGTCTTGGAACTACAGACATTATGGTTACTGTATGGGATACCACTACTAAAGCCGAAGTTGTAACAGATGTTGTTTATGTAACATCCGCTACAGTAACAATCGGGTTTGCAGTGGCTCCAGTTACAACTCAATCTTACAGGGTAGTAGTTAAGGCTTAATACGTGAGTAGAAGAGCCTTAGTACCTCTTAATGTACTTGCCGTAGGCACTGAGCCTGTCGGCAGGTACGTTGGAGATCTTTACTACAATGTAGATGCACGTAATGTGTATGTGTTTGATGGAGTACAGTGGCTTGAAATTGTTGCAAATGCTTCTGCTGACATCATTGAGGGTGGGGATGAAGTTGACGGATCAGACTCTTACACTGCTATTGCAGATGGAGGAGATGAGTTAAATGGAAGTGATTCCTATACAAGTTTCTATGATGGTGGAGGAGTAATATAAATGTCAGTAACAATTAAATTACGTCGTGGTACTGCGGCTCAATGGACCTCAAGTAACCCAACACTTGCTGCTGGTGAGGTTGGAACAGAGACTGACACTGGAAAATTAAAAATTGGTAATGGTTCTACAGCGTGGAACTCGCTTGCATATGGTGGTCTTCAAGGCATTCAAGGAACCACAGGTGCTCAAGGTATACAAGGACCTCAAGGAACTGTAGGAGCGCAAGGAACCGTAGGCTCACAGGGAACTTTAGGAACCCAAGGAACACAAGGTACTCAAGGTACTCAAGGTACCGTTGGTTCACAGGGTACTGTTGGATCACAGGGAACCGTTGGTAGCCAAGGTACTGTTGGTAGCCAAGGAACGCTAGGAACTCAAGGTACTGTTGGTTCACAAGGAACTCAGGGCACTCAAGGTACTCAAGGTACTCAGGGAACTCAAGGAACTCTTGGAGCCCAAGGTACTCAAGGCACTGTAGGTAGCCAAGGAACCCAAGGTACTCAAGGTGTACAAGGAACTTTAGGTACTCAAGGTGCTGAAGGTTCATTTGGTGGTGCTACATTTGATTACACTTTCCTTACAAGCACAACTAATGCTGATCCAGGTACTGGAAATTTGCGTTTTAATAATGCAACTCCCGCATCTGCTACAGCCTTGTACATAGATGCAAGTAATGATGCTGCAACAGACTTATCAACATTTTTAAACACAATTGATGACTCATCCTCAACTATCAAGGGTCACTTCCGTATTTCACAAAAATTTAATACAAACGTATTTAAGTTATACACCATCACATCTCTTACAGACAATACTGGTTGGTTTACAGTTAACTGTTCTTATGTATCTGGTAATGGAACTCTTTCAAACTCTGACGACGTATTAATTACGTTTGCTCGTACTGGTGATAAGGGTGACACAGGTACACAAGGCACCGTTGGTAGCCAAGGAACTTTAGGATCACAAGGAACAGTCGGTTCACAGGGAACTGTCGGATCACAAGGAACTCTTGGTACTCAAGGCACAGTAGGTTCACAGGGAACCGTTGGTTCACAAGGAACTGTCGGTAGCCAAGGTACAACTGGTGCTCAGGGCACTATTGGTACAGGTACTCAAGGAACTCAGGGAACTCTAGGTGCTCAAGGAACTAGCGGTGCTTCTGATGAAGTAATTATAAATGATGTTATGGATGTTTACTAAGTAACTCTGTACTACCTTTGTGAATTTGACTGTACTGTGCTGCCTCTAATAAAAACTTTATAGGCCTATACACCTGTGGTTTTACTGTAAATGTATTAAATCTCATTTGGTTTTCTTCTTGCTTCATTCTAAAGTTAAAGATGTACCAATCTATAGGACAATTAATTCCCCTAGATTCAACATCTGCAATAGCCCGTTCAGCACCCCGTCTACTTACTGCATATCCAGCGCAAGACCACTGCTGGTATGAACGACAGGTGTACTCTTCTCCAAAGTCATGTACTGTTTCATTATATGCAAACAGAGAGTCCTCTGGGACAAATAAAGAAAAGAAATCCCAAATAGGCATTAACTCTTTCATGTATAACTCAGCAATGGTTTTAAAATTACTACTAACTAATATGTCATCTTCAAAAAGAATCAAGGTGTCGTAGTCAGTCTCTAGGAACCTTTTATACGCCAGGTAATTACTAGCCCAAACACCAATGACACCAGCAGAGGGTGGAAAAGTCTCACCTGGTTGGCAATAGTCTTCAACAGTATTAACTTTAAAATTGGGTGTTTGGTTAACAAATGCTTCAGCCTTATCTGCTGTATTTAAGTACATTGTAGGAGATCTAAGACGAGGTAGAAAAGACATAGATTTTAAAATGTTATTGTAGGAGTTGTTACGAAGGTCATTCCCCGTATCAGTGTGGAAAACTTCAAAGCAGGCGTTATCTAACACTTCTCAATCCACATCTGATAACCAGATTCAATGACTGTGTACTTGCCCTCACATATGGCTAAAAAGGCATCAACGCCTCTCTTAGGCTCTAGAAATGGGTCTCCGTTATACTGCCATAGGTAATCATCAAAAGCCATAACACCACCAGACTCCAGGAGTTTAAAGGCATTAAGACCATCTAACGCCGTCTGTAGCGCTGTGTGATCTCCGTCAATGTATATAAAATTAAAGGTCTTTTCTGTTTGCGCCAAGAATTTATCACTAGTCATTTTATATTTTAGAACTCTTTTATCGGAATTAAACCTAGAATCGTAATATTGCTCTACAGATTGAAAGTCTAAAGAATCATGAGCAATCTCGTTACTGCCTTCCCAGGTATCAACATCGCATAGGTATTCAATTTCTCGATTGTTGATTAACCACTCTGTAGCATCTCCTGTATATGTTCCTACTTGAAGAGCACGTAAAGGAGTACTGGGAACATGACGGAAGTATTTCTCTACATCTTTAAACCAGTTAGGAAACATCAGATAAACAACTTCAAGTTATTAATGCATCCGTTAACATACTCTTGCGACATCTTATGTTCATCTAATAAGTGCTGGAATAAGGCTTTGCTTTCCTCTTTGCGCCCAATCCACCATCCAGCAACAGCCTTTTCAAACAACAGACAGTATGAACCGTTGTACTCAACGTATCCTGGAAGTGGTTGATTGTAAGTGGTAGTAGCAAAAAGTAACCCTAACTCTGCATACGTAAAACACTCTTGATACTCTCTATTACGCTCTTTAATTCTAGATAGTAAAAAGTAAGCCTCTGGTCTATTTGGTAGATAAGCAATTGCCTGCATGATGTTGTTGTACACCGTCTTATTTCTATCGCCTTGAGCACCCCAACACAACGCCATCTTTAACAAGGAGGTGTAAGCAACTAATGGATGAGTCTTGTATCCGCATTCAGCAGCCCGTAAGTAAAACCCAGCAGCGGATGCGTACTGTAGTTGCTCCTCATAAGCAACGGCTAAATTAAAGTTGACTTCAGCATCAAAAGGATTTTTAGCCAGTTGTAATGCTAACTCTTTAACCTCCATAAGACATAGCCTCCGTAATCATTTCATTAACAACTTTTTTAGGTACCTCAAGAACAAAGGCACAGTTATCTTGAACTCCAAAAGTCAACACTAACTTTCCTTTTAGGATAGCAGCGCCTACACAAAACTCAATAGGTGTATCTAAAAATGCAAAGGCAGATGTGATACCAACAAAATTAAACTCTTTATCCCAGACAATCATCCTGTGCCTGTATACGGAATCCTTTTGATTAAGATAGTTTTTCCACAGTGCAACCTCATGAGTAAATGCAATGTAGTAATCGCCCCAAGCAATCACATTTGTACCACCACGTTGATCAGGAGAAATAAGTGGAGTTTCTTTTACCACTACCTGCTCACACTCAGACTTATCAGGGTTAGCCTTAACAATCTCAGTAGGCATAGCCCATTTAACAAAGTGATACGGCATATCAAGAATAGGCATCCAATTTTTTTCGCAATAGGAACTCACATCAACTGGAGGCGGAATACGAACTCTTTGAACCTCAGTAGCAGTCCAGTTCTTTTTATCTAGTTCTATTTTACTGTACTCCATACGACCCTGACCATTAGTAGTAGTATCTCGACGAACACCAATCAGGTAATAGTTACCATCCCATTGAGTAATACGAACATCTTCTTCGCCAACAAACTCCCAAATAGGTGGAACATCTAGTTTTGAGTAATCAACCTTTGTATAGTTAATTAGGTTGTACTCTTTATCTAACCGACATAGGTAGTTAGTTGTTACTAACCGTTGGTCTTTTTCTGGGTGAAGATAAGACAGGGGTCCCCAAGGACTAAAGAACCTTTGGTCTTTTTCAGAGTGGTACAGGGTATAATTTACGTGCCGAATATTTACTAAAATATCTCCATCATCATCAACAAAAATAGAGGGGTTCATTAAGCCCATACCAGAGGTCAAGTTATGGGGTAAAATTAGGGGTACTAATTTGCCACCCTGAGAGACCGATTTTTGCACCAAATTCATGGTAAAACATTATCAGATGTTTAGGACATAAAGTTCTGATCTAGGCTCTAATCTAAAGCCTATCATCTTGAAAGGATACAGTAAAAAATGGCTGTAACAACAAAGACCCTCGCTAGAACAGCGGCTGCAACTAGCAACACCACCCTTTATACCGTGCCAAACTCAAGCACAGTAACGGTAGTGACTAATATTGTAGTAACTAATACCGCAGCATCTGCTGGTACTTTTACTTTAAATATTGACTCCGTGGCTCTAGCCTCTGCAGTCTCTATTGCAGCAAACTCAACTACCTTTATTGATTTAAAGCAGGTAATTCCTGCTAATGCTACTCCTAAAACAATTACAGGGTCTGCATCTGCAACAACTATAAACTTCCATATTAGCGGCGTTGAGATAGCGTAAGGTAATAAAATGGCTACCTCTACGATCGGTGTAGCAGCAGCAAGCGGTGCAGAACTAGCCGCTTATGCCTATGTCCCAGCAGAACAAGGTGTGATGGTTGAAAGTGCACTAGTTCTTCCTGCTGGAACTTACACAATTACAAATGTTACTACAACTCACATTGCTTATGTTAACTTTTTTAATGGTACAACATTATTAACAACTGCAAAAACTGTTTCTGGAACAGTGACTGTTAGTATTGCAAGCGCAACTACAAAAGTTTCCGCAATGATAAAAAATAAAGCCGACTTTGCACCAAGTGCTGATGTTGGTGCACAAATTATCACTATTAAACTTGTTGGTAATGCAATTACTACACAAAATATTAGCGGAACTTTAGATACAATCACATCTTCTACAACTAACTACTCAGGAACAGGATTCTCCTATGTAATAGTAGTTGGCGGTGGTGGTGGCGGTGGCGGTGGTGCTGCTAACAACGCTGGCGGTAACTCTTCTGGTGGAGCAGGTGGCGGTGGTGGCGGTATGCTCGCTACTTATACCACCCTTGCAGGAACTACTGCGGTAACTATCGGTGCTAGAGGAAACGGTGCTGCAGGTACTGTTGGTAATGCTGGTGGTGCAACTACATTTGGAAATTTAACTGCTAATGGCGGTGGTGGTGGCGGAGTAGCAACTGGTTACTTCCCAAACCTTTCACAGACTGCTGGTGGAACTCCTGGTGGACTATCAGGCTCTAATGCTGCTGCTTACGGTGGCGGACCATCGCAAACAGGTGGTACTAATGCAAACCCTTATGGATTTATAACAGGTAATAATGGTGGTGGTGGCTGCGGTGCTGGTGCCTTCAACGCAGGCTCTGGTGGCGGAACTAACATTGGCGTAGGTGGTGCTGGTGGTGCTAATGGTGCTAATGGTGATGCTGGATCTGCTGCAACTGGCTATGGCGCTGGCGGCGGCGGCTGTGGTTCTGGAGCATCAAACACAAAAATAGGCGGAAACGGTACAGCAGGAGTTGTATACGTATTGAGAGGAATAAACTAATATGGCAATAAGCACAATTGGCGTAACAGCCACAACAACAAAGGTCGCAGGGTTACTTTCTTCATCAGTTGTAGCAACGGCTAGTGATACTGGGTACGTAGCAACAGTAGATCTTCCTGTTGGTATTTATGTTATTACAACCAGTGATACAAACTATGTAGCAAAAGTTGAGTTTTGGGTTGGACAAACTACCTTCATTGGTTTAGCAACAACTTCTGGTGGAACTTTAACGTATAACTTGGCTACTGCAGCAACAAGAATTGTTTTTTGGACAGTTGGTTCTACAGCAAATAATACAGTTTCAATAACACAAAGCGCAACTGGACTTGTTTCGACAAATACTAGCGGAACATTAGATACAATTACATCGGCAACGACTTACACAACTACAAGTGCTAATGGAAACGCTTATGTAGTAGTAGTAGGTGGCGGCGGTGGCGGTGGTGCTGGTGGCGGATATTATCTAAACTCTCACCAAACAGGTGGTGGCGGCGGTGCTGGCGGAATTGCTAGTGGTATCATTCCTCTTACAGGAAACGTTGCAGTTCTAATTGGTGCTAAAGGCAATGGCGGAGTTGGCTATGGTAACTATGGCAATGCTGGTGGTACATCTTCTTTTGGAAGTTTAACTGCTAATGGTGGTAATGCTGGTGGCGGTGGCCAATACACAGTCCCTGGTTCTGGTGGTTCTAGCGGATCTCCTAGGTTTCCAAATACAAGTTACAGCGGTGGTGGTGCTGGTTACTCTAATAGCCAGGCACAAATTGAAGCAGAATATAAGTTTGTAAAATCAGGTACAACTGCTGGTGGTCCTTCTGGAGATGGCCAATATGGTTCAGGTGGTCTTGGGTCTGGTATTGGATCTGCGGGAGCAAGTGGAACCTCTAATACCGTAAAACCTACAGCCGCAACTGGCTATGGCGCTGGCGGTGGCGGTGGTGCTGCTGGTCCACAAGAAACAGCAACCGCTGGTCCTGGTGGCGATGGTAGTGGCGGGGTAGTCTATGTCTTACGTTAAGGAGAAATAAAACATGAGTGAATATGCAGTTATTAAAAATGATGCGGTAATTAATGCCGTTATTGCTGACAACAAGGCAATTGTTGAAGCATTAAATCCAGATGCAACCGTGGTAGAGATCACACCCACCAATAACATTGGTGTGGGTTGGTTTAAATTAGACGGCCAATGGGTTAGTCCTAAACCATTTGCATCATGGGTTCGTAGAGATAATCGATGGAATGCCCCAATAGATCCCCCAACTGATGACAAAAATTATGTGTGGGATGAATCAGTGATAGGATGGGTTGAGGCAGTATTGCCTGAGATTTAACCTTAAAAAGGAGGGCAAAGGGCATGTCTAATACTGTAGATGTTTATTGGACAATTTCTACATCAGATAAAAAATACACTGAAACATCTTTAATATTAGGAGATTGGCAAAGAGTACTTTCTGATTTAATGTCCAAAGATAAAAAAGATTTTTACCATGATTGTAAGTCTTTTCAAAAACTATTTAAAAATACGTTTTTTATAAAACATCCCAGAGACCTTGAATTAGACTTTTCTGATGAAAGAATTCTTTCTTTTGAAAAAGAAGAAAAAATATTAGACGGTCTAATAAATCTTAGAAGATTTAAAGACCATAATAAAATAACATTTGATTATGATTACGCATGGTTATTTTTTTCTGAAGAACCAGTTACTATTCAAGTAACTCCTGCATTTATGCACCTTACCTCTGACCAACAGACTGGCAGATTAACTTCTGGTGCTATGGATATTTCAAGTTGGTATAGACCAATATTTGCTGCTTATCAACTATTAGATAATAACAAAAAGATTACTTTTACTGAAGGTGATCCTATGTTTTATGTAACGTTTTTAACAGACAAAAAAGTTAATTTAATTAGGTATAAAGAAAACAAAGAACTAACAGAAATAAGAACTGGATGCGTAAATTTAAAGAAGTACATACCAAATCAACCTCTTTCTGAACTTTATAAAAGGTTTAAAGGCGCTAATACCCATAAACGAGTATTAAAAGAAATTAAAAAAAACCTAGTATAAAAAGGAAACTTAAATGGCAAACATTATTTTTACAGATCTCTTTAACGTTTCAAAAGAGTTCTATCCAAAACCCGCTTCTTTAGTTGTTCCTGAGTGGTACAAAGATATGCCTTCTTACATTACAGATGATGAAATAAAAAAACCGTTTAAGAATGGTGCAACTAGCGCTAGTATTAAAAGATGTATGCCAGTATTTGATGCAATTACTAGTGGATACATACTTACAACGTATGTAGATCTTTATGTATCACAAGTACCTTTTATTTATATAGAAAAAGATGGATCTGAAACAGCCTCTGAGTCTGAAACAGTTCCACAATATACTTGGCCTTCTTTTAAACCAATTGACTTTCACCCAATAGTACAAGCCCCCAATCACCCAAATCGTAATGGTCTTAAATCTGAGTATCCGAAGTGGATGAACCCTTGGTCTATAAAAACTGAACCAGGGTATTCAACTTTATTTGTACAGCCCTTTCATCGTGAATCCATTTTTACTATTCTTCCAGGCGTAGTTGATACAGACCAGTATTCTGCTGCTGTTAATTTTCCATTTGTTTTAAATGACTGGGGATTTGAAGGGATGATACCTGCTGGAACACCAATGGCACAAGTAATACCTTTTAAAAGAGAGTCTTGGAAAATGAGCCTTGGAAGCAGCAAAGAAGTTGAGGAAGATAGAGAAGTAAATACAAATGTAAGAAGTAGATTTTTTGATTCATATAAATCTTTTTATCGTCAAAAAAAAGAGTATAAATAATGTTAAAGAAAAAAGTTTTTCAATATCATGAAGATGATGAAATTATTCCAGATCTTCAACCAGTCAAAAAGTTTGTTCCACAGTGGTATAAAGACTCTGAAAGATTTATAGGGGGTAAACAATTTTTACAACCTGGGGTAGAGGGTAATGCTTTAAAACTTTGTGTACCTTTTTTAGATGCTTTAACTCTTGGTTATGCAGTTAGTTTACATTGCGATATTTTAGTAGAACAAACAGAGTTTGGACCTATGCTTAAATGGAGAGGACAACTTCCTCCAGTTGTTGAAAGGAGTAAAGAGTCTGCAAAGACATTACCAGTGCCAGGTGGACATTCTGAAGAACACTTTGCTTGGATTGGCTACACAGCCTTTAAACTACCTAAAGGATATAGCCTGTTATGGACTCATCCATTAAACAGATTTGATTTGCCTTTTACAACTATTAGTGGAGTTATGGACTCTGATTCAGCGGCTGAACATAAGGGTAACTTTCCAGTATTTTTTAAAAAAGATTTTGAAGGGGTTATTAGTAGAGGAACTCCAATTGCTCAAGTTATTCCTTTTAAAAGAGATAACTGGGTTAAAGAAAAAAATCCAAAACTTATAGAAGAAGCCATTCTGAATTTTAAATTGAGCACAACTGTTTTGTATGGGTGGTATAAAGACACTGTATGGAAGAGAAAAAACTTTGAATAGGAGCAGTTATGATATCTAAAAATGAAACAATATCTATTGGTTGGTGCGATAACGGTATGACTGACGGTAAGTTTACCCAGGGTCTTTTGCATACCGTCTTTGGTGCTCAACAAGAAAACATAAAAGTAGTTGGGTTTGGTAGGGCTGCTGGTAATCAAATTGCACGCCAACGTCAAACCGTATTTGATGGGTGGGCAGATGGAGCAACTACTGATTGGTTATTGTGGGTAGATAGTGATGTAGTTTTAACAATAGATATATTAAAAAAGTTAATGAGTACAGCAGACAAATTTACTAGGCCAGTCATGTGCGGAATATACTTCGTATCAAAATCACCAGAAGGAGAATTAATTGCTCCTCTTCCAGTTATCTTTAATGAGGTAGATGAGTTCTCTATTCAACACGTTCATCCATTACCAGACAATGAGGTGATAAAAATTGATTGTGCTGGAATGGGTCTTGTTTTAATGCACAAATCTATTATCCCTAAACTCAGAACTGCTTTTCCAGATGAATCTGTTTTTGCTGAAAAGGAAGGATTAGGAAAAGCCTTTGTTAGTGAAGATATCTCTTTCTTTAGAAAGTTAAAGGCCATTGGTATACCTGTATACGCTGACACAGGAGCCCGTGCAATCCACATGAAGAGGTTTAATTTAGATGAAAAGTACTACGAATTGTGGTGGAATAACGTAAAAGAATAACCCTTATTTTTTGAGTTGATAGGGGACAATGATCCTTATGCGTGGAACTAAAGTCCAAGGACGATTTAAAATTGACTTTGAAAACAAGTCAATTAATGAAGGCATTGTTGATGAGTTGCGTGACCCTGTTGGTACAGAGGTTGACTGGTGGACTTGGGATGATAACGCTTTAGCCGCAGACTATGCAAACTGGGTAGACCCCATCTATGACGTATCTAATCAAGAAGAAGGCAAAGGCCGTCGATGGAATGATCCGTTTAAGATGCCTGTTGTTATGGCTCAGTTACTTCGTGGTACTAACATAATGAACGAACGTGGTTTTTACACTGTTGATACTTTGCGCTTAGTAATGGCTGTTGCAGATGTTCAACGTTTAATTCCTATAATGCTTACAGACCCAAACCCAAATATTCAAGACAGAATTGTATACCAAAATGGGGTCTTTGTTCCTACACGGGTATTACCTCGTGGTCATTATGCAGAAAATTATGCAGTTGTTACAATTGACTGTAATCAAGTAAACCCAGAAGAACTTGTAAACGATCCGCAATTTTTGGAATACTCAGCGTAGGAGACGCAATGGAAGATTTTGAACCAGAGTTAGACCCAGATCTCTTTGAAGATGATGATGTAGAATTAGATGATTTCGACGAAGACTTGTTCGACGAAAACTTAGAAGAAGAGGAAGTTGATGGCAACTAAGAAATCAAAAGGCAAAGTAGAAAAAGTTATGAAAGAGTACAAAGAAGGAAAACTTCATAGCGGATCTAAAAAAGGCCCTGTAGTTAAATCAAAGAAACAGGCTGTTGCTATTGCTATGAACGAGGCTGGAATGTCAAAGAAGTCTAAGAAGAAGTAATGAAAGCACGTCATTCAAAAATTGGAGCACGGGCTGGTAAACAACCCCAAAAAAATATACAGACCAACCTTACTGAAAGTAAGTATGAGTCTGGTGGAGCGGGAATGAAGAAGAAAAAGGGTGGAATAGTAAGACGTCCAAAAGCCCCAATCCGTTATAAACATAAGAAATCGGTGACCTGATGGCAGATAAAAAGAAAGAAGAAAAGCCAGTAACTCTGGCTATTGGTGTTCCTAAGAAAAAAGCCAAGGTAATTCATAAAGTTTCTAAAAACAAAAAAGGTGATGTTGTTGTAGAGCACACTAACACCGATCAAGGTAAGTGGGATAAGATTAACCTTACAAAAAAGGGTGGATCAAAAACGGTTAAACAAGGTGTCAAGGCTGTTAAGAGTTGGCACAAAAATAACCCACATAGAAGTCAGGGACGCTAATGGCAAAGACCGCAGCATGGACTAGAAAAGAAGGCAAGAATCCAGAGGGTGGATTAAATGCAAAAGGTCGTGCATCATACAAACGTGAAACTGGCGGCACATTAAAACCTCCAGTGTCTGCAAAGGAAGCAAAAAAGTCTCCTAAGAAAGCAGCACGTCGTAAGTCATTCTGTGCAAGAATGGAAGGTAATAAAGGACCTATGAAAGACGAGAAGGGTCGTCCAACTCGTAAGGCACTAGCATTAAGAAAATGGGATTGTTGATGGCAAAGTCAGATCCATGTTGGACAGGTTATACTCAAGTAGGAATGAAAATGAAGAGTGGAAGAAAAGTTCCTAATTGTGTTCCTGCAAAAGGAGTTCCAAAATCAAAAAAACAAACTAAGCAGAAAGCGAGCAAATAATGTGTAAGTCATGCGGTGGATGTAAGTGTAAGTGTTCTGCTTGTACAGGAAAGAAAGGTAAATAACTATGTGTGCAACATGTGGATGCGGTAAGAAAAAGGGTCAACCAGGATTCGGTAAAGGTCCAAAGGCAAAGGCCAGTGGAAAAGCATGTACTAACGGTAAGTGCGGTACTTGCAAGGCTTGTAAAGCAAAGAAGAAGTAATGTGTGCTACCTGTGGCTGTATGCAGCCTAAAAACAAGCACGGCATGAAGACTCTTGCTGCTGCTAATAAGAAGTTTGCTAAAACAAAGAAAGCCAAGAAACAGGCTGCTATTGCTATCGCAAAAAAGAAAGGCAAATAATGGCTCTTAAAGGTAAACAAACAAAACTTGATGTCAATAAAAATGGCAAATTAGATAAAGACGA